CTAATCAACAAAATCTTCCAAAGGAAGCTAAACAATTCTGTGTGAGTAGATATTAATGATCGTGAATGTCGATGCAAAAAGTCTCGAGTGGTGCACTTACTTATATCTATCACAAGATCCTGGTGGTATTGAAGAATGGAATGGGGTTATTAATGACCCAACAAAGAACGATATACACAAAGCAAATCAAGTTGCTTTTACTTTACCGTCAAGACTTATTGCGAAGGTATTTCTCTTTCGATGGATCTATCGGGGTTCAGCTTATGCTTACAGTAAAGATCCTGATTTTATCTCTGTATCTAAATCTATCGATTTTTGGCAAGATGTTATTGACAAGTATTATAAGAAGTATCAAAAGATTCATGACACGCACATGCGTTACATAAAGGAGGCAACAACAAATGGTAAAATCATAAGTCCATTTGGACGTGAGTATATCTACACACCAAAAAAGAATTGGCGTGGAGATATGGTATGGTCAGAACCTGACATTACCAACTGGCCCAATCAGGGTTGTGGTGCAGACGTTATGGCTGTAGCGAGAGTCGCTTGCTATCAACGGTTACAACGTGCTAATATTCCACAGGTTAAGTTGATCTCAACTGTACATGATTCAATCGTAGCTGATGTGCCAGATAAATACACAGAGCAAACCTCTGTAATTTTTGATAATGTTTTCAAAGACTTACCTAAGTTAGTAGAACAAGCCTACGGTGTTGAGTGGAATATCCCAATGCTGGGTGAAGTTTCTGTTGGTCCTAACATGTTAGAGTTGACAGAAGTTAAGATGTAAGGTACAATAGTAGTACACATTAGGAGATTTAAATGGCTGAACAAATGAAGATTAAAGTAGTAGCTGTAGAAAAAGGCACTGGCACTAGCAAGGCTGGTAAACCTTATGATTTTCTTGAACTTACATACAAGAATCTAACCTTTGATAAGGTTGAGAGTAAAAAGGTTATGCCTTTTGGTGCTAAAGAAGTTTATGCAACACTACAAAATTCAAGTAGTGGTGATATGTTTACAATTCAACGGGAGAAAGATGCAAATGGTTACTGGCAATGGATTGGAATTGCTCAAGGTGATGTTCAAATTGAGCAACATGCACCTCAAGCTGCTAGCGGAGCTGCAAAACCAGCAACTACAACTCCTAAGTCTACTTTTGAAACCCCTGAGGAACGAGCCAAAAAGCAAGTTTACATTGTACGTCAATCCTCTATTTCTTCAGCAATCGACACACTGAAGACTGATAAGAAAAATCCTACAAAGGAAGAGGTTGTTCAGGTAGCATCCTTCTATGAATCCTATGTCTTTGGTATTGATGCTGAACCTGCTGTAACTAAACTTACAGAGTATGATCCTGACGAAGATATCCCAATGTAATCTGAGCCCCTTCGGGGGCTTTTCTTGGAGAGAGTATGATTAAGGTTTATGATTTTGAATGCTATGATTGTGGTAAGACATTTGAAAAGGCAGTTAAATCTATTGCAGATATTGAATGTCCTTTCTGTGGTTCCACACACACTCAACGTAAGATCACCGCACCAAGTATTAAAGTTAATGGTGAGGGTGCCTACACAAATAAGATGAAAGTATGATAGCACTTGTGGATGCAGACCTAGTGGCATTTCGATGTGCCGCTACAGTACCTGAACATGAGGATGTTGAAGTAGCCTTCTATCGTGTTGATGTTCTTATGCAGCAGATCTTGGATGCATCGGAGTCAACAAGTTTTTTTGCTTACCTGACAGGTCGAAACAACTTCCGTAAGAAAATTAATCCTGAGTATAAAGCTAATCGTAAGGACAAAGAACCACCTGTATATCTACAAGATTGTCGTAAGTGGTTGTGTGATAAATGGCAAGCAGAAATTAGCGAAGGTTGTGAAGCTGATGATCTACTAGCAATCAATCAAGGACGAGATACGATCCTATGCTCACTTGATAAAGATCTAGATATGATTCCCGGCATGCACTACAACTGGACTAAAAATATTATCTATGAAATCAATAAGCAAGATGGAGTTCGACACTTCTGGAAACAAATGCTTATTGGTGATGTGTCAGATAACATTCAAGGTATTCACGGTATTGGTCCAAAGAAAGCAGACAAACTGATTGAACATCTTGATGAAGAACAAGAGATGTTTGAGACTGTTTACAATATGTATAATGATCCTAAGCGATTTGTCATGAATGCAAACTGTCTATGGATTCAACGTAATCCGGGAGAACTATGGCAAGACCAACACACATTAGATTTACCCAGCGATTGTCAACAAGAAGTGGATACGACATCCGACTTTATGAAGTCTTTGAAAGCAGATACATAAACGGTGCGTACTACGACACAGACACAGATATCTGGTGGCCTCGGCAGTGGAACTGGGATGGTACTGACTCACTTGGTGAATTTACTTTAGGATTAATTAATATTAAATGACGCACTTTAATTATAAACATGGACACGGTTCTGATCTATGTAGAAGTCCTACATACAGAACTTGGGAAGGAATGAAACGCAGATGTGACAATCCAAGTCATCCACAGTATCATCGCTATGGTGGTCGAGGGATTTCTTATGATCCACATTGGACAGATTTTCAAACTTTCCTAAACGATTTGGGAGAACGTCCTGTTGGAATGACTCTAGATAGAATTGATAATTCAAAGGGATATTCGAAAGAAAACTGCCGTTGGGCCACTATCAAAGAACAACAATTAAATAGAGATATTAAACAAACACCAAATATAAATAGTAAATCTGGTGTTGTTGGTGTGTATTATTTGGTTAGAGATAGCGTTTGGGTGGCTACTGGCCGTATTAACGGAAAAACTAATTATTTATATAGAGGAAAATCTTTTGCCATTGCATGTGACGCAAGATCCACTTGGGAACGATCTAATCGTAAGATCTAACTTAGAAACAAAAATTGTATCAATCTTAAATAATAATTCAAATGATTGGAAATATGAAGTAACAAAGATTCCCTATAGTATTCCAGAATCTTCTCACACATATACAGTAGATTTTACACTACCAAATGGTATTCTTTTAGAAGGAAAAGGTTATCTATCGGATCATGCCGAGAGGTATAAATACATTTTAATTAAACAACAATATCCTGATCTTGATCTTAGGTTTATTTTTGATAATCCAAATAAATTAGTTGGTGGTACAAAGATGACACATGGTAAATGGGCCGACAAGTATGGCTTCCGTTGGTGTGGTGTTAAAGACATTGAAGTACTTCAAGAATGGATTAAAGAATCACATGATTAAACTACATATTATTTGGATTGACAATCACGCAACAATCGAAGACTTTAAAACAGACCGAGAAGCTCAAGAGTTTTTACGTAAGTATGACTATCGAATTCGTAAGGTTATTCGCGTATGAAGCATCTTATAATTCCAGATGTTCAAGCTAAGTATGGGGAAGACTTTGAGTTTCTTACACGGATTGGTAATTACATTGTGGAAAAAAAGCCAGATGTTGTTATTAATCTTGGTGATTTCGTTGATATGGAGAGCTTAAGTAGCTATGATGTTGGTAAGAAATCATTCGAGGGAAAGAGGTATATTAAAGACATTGAAGCGGCACGACAGGCGATGGACTGTTTGCTTAAACCGCTACGTGAATTTAACCTTAAAGCTAAAAAGAACAAAGAGAAACTCTACAAACCCAGACTTGTTCTTACGCTTGGTAATCACGAACAAAGGATTGCGCGTGCAATAAATGATGATCCAAAGCTTGAAGGATTAATTAAATATGAAGACCTTCCTTACCAAGATTGGGAAGTACATGATTTTCTTAAACCCGTATTCATCAATGGAATTGCTTACTGTCATTATTTCCCTACTGGTGTTATGGGTCGGCCTGCCACCACTGCATCTGCTATGGTTAGTAAGTTGCATATGTCTTGTATCGCCGGTCATCAGCAAGGTAAGCAGGTTGCCTATGGTAAGCGTCCTGACGGATCTACTATCACTTGCATCATTGCTGGTAGCTGTTATGAACATAACGAAGGTTATCTAGACCATCAAACCAATCACCATTTCCGTGGTTTGATTGTTCTACATGAAGTTAATAATGGTTGCTTCGATGAAATGTTTGTTTCCTTGGATTATCTAAAGGTTAAGTATGCAAAGCCCAACACACTATAAAGACACGAAGTTGATGGATCTTTTGATCGAAAAGAATGTAGCCTTCGCTGAAGGTAACATTATGAAATATGTATACAGGTGGAAAGAAAAAGATGGAATCAAAGACCTGTACAAAGCAAGGGATTATTTGAATGCAATTATTGCACACGAGGAACTGGCTAACAAAACACTTACTAGTGCCGCTTATCATAGTATTCTTAGCAGCATGCCAAACCCAGCAGCAGGAGTTTGTATGCCACAATGTAACAGCAAAGTACTACCCACTACAGAAGGTAATTGAATGCAGATCTCCGAATACACAAAACTCACAGACGCAACAGCAATTTATCCAGAAGCAGGAACTGGACGGGACTTGGAGCTATACTACCTTGCACTTGGGCTTGTTTCCGAGTCGGGTGAAGTTGCAGGCAAAGTAAAGAAACTGATTCGAGATGGTACACTAAATCAAGGTGATCTTGCTTATGAACTTGGTGATGTCTTCTGGTATCTAGTACGTCTATGTGAAGCTATTGGTTATTCTCCTGAGAATGTTATGGAGATTAACATTAACAAACTACTTAAGCGAAAAGAAAATGGTACAATCCAAGGATCAGGCGACAATCGATAATCTACGACCAAAGACTGTTACACACGAGAACAGCATGTTGTGGGCATCACTCAAACAGTGTATGCAACATAATGAAGAACTACGTAAAGCTCTACTAGATGCTGCTGAAGTTATCACAAAGCAAACAGATCTAATCGAAGAGCTACAACATAGGTATTATGTATGAAAGTAGAACTATTACAGATAACTCCAGATGCTCTTAACTTTATCGGCGATTGCGCTGGTATATGTTACAATTCTAAGCGCGATATCGTATCCAACACTAAGCGGGCTATTTCTTGTAAAGATAAAGGCCACTTGGCTACGCTTCGTTTTGCACACGCTACATTTCATATTTCAGGCATTAGCCGCGTTTGTAGCCACCAGTTTGTTCGTAGCAAGCATTTAGATTTTCTACAACGGAGTCAACGATACTGTGAAGAAGATGTTCCTAAGTTTGTTTATCCCGGTACTACTAGCGATACTAACATCTCTAGCTTATACCAGACAGCGTATCGAGTTTATCAAGACCTACTACGTGCCGGTGTTAAAAAAGAAGATGCACGATTTGTTTTGCCAGAAGGAACACAAACAGAGTTAGTTGTTACTGGAAATCTACAAGCTTGGCTAGACTTTATTCACCTACGTGCAGACAAATATGCACAGAAAGAAATTAGACTAGTCGCTACAGAGATTAATAATATTTTGTCAAAAGAATGCCCCGGACTATTTAATTGGATGCCACCACTATGATTGATCCACTTTCAATGCTTGCAGTATTTGGCCCACTAGTTGTTAAAGCTGGTGAGTCACTCATCTCTAAATTTATTACACCTGATACATTTAAGCCTAGTACAATTGATGATTATATCAAGATGAAAGAACTTGATATTAAACAATTTGAAGTACTAAACAATGCTGGTGGTACTAATGCTACATACCCTTGGGTAGAAGCATGTGTTCGACTAATGCGCCCGGGTATCGCCGTTGCAGTAATTGGTACATGGGCAGTATGTCAGTTTACAGCAACAACATGTGATCCACAAGTACAGAACTTTGCAGCAGCCATTGGCTTCTATCTGTTTGGTGATCGCACTCTATTCTACAGTAGCAAGAAATGATGTTTAATGACCTGCTAGAGCGTCTTAAGCAGGAGGATGAGGTAACTCTACTAGAGATTCTAGATATCTCATCCAGCGAGCTTGTAGACATCCTAGAGAGCGAGATTTGTGATAGGCAACAACGTGTGCGAGATTACTACGGTGAAGATGACGAAACCTTGGACGGGGAAGAAGGATAATCTACCTTCTGCTAGTAAAAAAGAACAACATTTAAATCGCAAAACAAAAGAAGATCTCATTCATAAGTGGCAAGAACATGATTGGGAAAAACAACTAAAGGAATTTAATGAATACACAACGGTTCAAGAATAGTTTCAGTGAGAACATCTTTCGTAGTAAGTATGCACAAGGTCCGAATGATACCTGGGATGCTCTAGCAGATCGTCTTGTTGAGGATGTATGTGGTACACGTTGGGGTAAGGATCGTGCTCTTATGTCACAGAGTGATCGTGATCAACTAGCACAATATATTAAAGAGATGAAATTCGTACCTGGTGGTCGTTATCTTTGGTACGCAGGTCGAGGTAACAGTTACTTTAATAACTGCTTTCTACTACGAGCAGAGCATGATACGAGGGAAGAATGGGCGGATCTGACACAACGTGCAGTGAGTTGTCTTATGACAGGTGGTGGCATTGGAATCGATTACTCTATTCTACGTCCAGAGGGGAAACCATTAAGTCGTACTGGTGGCTTGTCCTCAGGCCCGATTCCACTAATGCAAATGATAAACGAGGTTGGTCGTGGGGTTATGCAAGGTGGCTCACGTCGTTCTGCTATCTACGCCTCACTAAACTGGCTACACGAAGACATTCCTGCATTCCTCAAAGCTAAGAATTGGTCAGATGAAATTAAGGCAATGAAGAACAAAGACTTCAATGCTGCTGCTCCATTAGACATGACAAACATCTCTGTTAACTACGACGACAAGTGGTTGTACAATGCTGATCGTGCTAACCTACATACATTTGTTGAGAATTGTCGTCAAGCAATGATGACGGGTGAACCCGGTTTCAGTTTTAACTTTGGAGATAAACAAAATGAAACCCTTCGTAATGCTTGTACAGAGGTTACATCTGAAGATGATAGCGACGTATGTAATCTTGGTTCAATCAATATCTCTAATATCTCAAGTCTGGAAGAGTTCAAACACGTCGTTGAACTCGGTTCTAAGTTCCTCGTCTGCGGAACTCTACGAGCAGATCTACCCTATGACAAAGTTTATAAGGTACGAGAAAAGAACCGTCGTCTTGGCCTCGGACTCATGGGTATCCATGCGTGGCTTCTACAGCGAGGATCAGGCTACGAAGTAACACCAGAACTACACGAATGGTTAAAGGTATATGAAGATGAATCAGAACGAGCAGCTAACGAACACTGCGAGCGGTTATTTATTAGCAAGCCGGTTGCATATAGAGCAATCGCTCCTACGGGCAGTATCGGAATCCTTGCAGGAACAACTACAGGTATTGAACCTCTCTTCGCAGTGGCGTATAAAAGGCGTTACCTTACAGACGGAACCAAATGGAAATATGAATATGTTATTGACACTACAGCCGATCAGCTTATTCGAGAATTTGGTCTTGACCCCAGTAAAATTGACACAGCCTACGGACTAAGCCATGACTACGAAAAGCGACTCAAATTCCAAGCTGACATTCAAGATTACGTTGACATGTCAATCTCATCCACAATCAACCTTCCAGCATGGGGAAGCAGAGAAAATAATGAAGGGAATGTCACAAAGTTTGCTGAGACACTTTCACGCTATGCGCCACGTTTACGGGGCTTCACCTGTTATCCAGATGGAAGTCGAGGAGGTCAACCACTGACAGAGGTACCCTACGAAGAAGCTATTAAACACAAAGGAATTGTGTACGAAGAAAACATTGATCGGGCCTGTGTCTCAGGCGTGTGTGGGATCTAAGTATGCATATTCTATTTGAATTTATTTCTGGCGTATCATTGGGTATTGAGTTTTATATGGGTGATGATCTACAGGATGAAGATAAGTTTGCCATGACACTTGATCTACTTATCTGTCGATTCACATTCATTGTATCAGGAGACTAAATGTATAATAACTATGAAAATATGATTAACTTTATTGAAGACTTTATTGAGTGGTATCTAAGTTACAATAAGTAAATAAAAAAAAAGGGAGGCATCCAATTTCGGATGACCTCCCTTTATATTAGCTCTCGAAGAGTTTACGTTCAGCAACGCGTCTTGCAATGAGACCCTTAAGCTTCACTCCTTTGCTGAATACCCACTTATCAAATTCACTGGCAGCACCAACATAGTCACCACTGTTTAACTTCTTTAACAGTGTTGAAGACTTAAGTTTACCAATACCAAGGTTAAACACAAAGCTAACTAAAGCACCAAGTTGATTATCTGTTAATGGTACTTTAACTACTTGTTTTACTTGATCTTCTGCCTCTTGGTAGTCATGGTCTAGAAAGACTTCTGCTTGTGCAACAGAAATCTTTTGACCTAACTTAACACCAAAGGTATGGCCCCAGCCAATTGTTGGAATACCGGCAGGACATAGGTATGCTTCTAACCTAAGGCCTTCGTACTGCTTGATTATATCAAGGCTTGTTCTCATCGATTTTCCTCATGATTGCACCAATGTTATTGTCCTGATACTTACGCATCTGGTCGTAAGACATTGAACCAGACTTACCCACACGTCCTTGTAGGATAGCAGGAGTGTTCTCAAGTTGTAGTTGCTTTAGTACTTGGGCAGGAGCCATGTTAGGATTATCTTGATACTTCATCATAAGCTTAACAGCAGCTTCAGGGTGACCTGATGTATAAAGTTGAGCAGCACGTGCTATTGCTTGTGATCGAAGCTTTTCATTTGTCCTCTCGTTAACCTTGGTTTGAGATACAATAGCTTCTCTTGTTGATCGTGTTCCAAGCCAAGGAGCAATTGCTTCTGCTGTATCACGTTCAACACCACCACCACTACGAGCACCCATCTTAGTTAATCTGTTATCAGAATTGCGATAAGCATCTACAGCCCCACCTACCCAACCTTTTGGTACAGTCTTCTTAATAGCTTTGTCCATCTCAGCCTCTGTGTGTGGAATACCAATAGCGTCAGAAGCAAGTGTGGCAGTACCACCAACAAAGTCAGCACCCCAAGCGAGGTGTGGGAAGAATGCCAACATACTCTGTGATTCAATGTCAGAGATTTGTTTCAACAGAGATGTATATCGCATTGAAGCATTAACATCCATGTCTGTTACATCAGCTAAAGCCCCATGAGATAGCCATGTTGGTGTATTTTTCAGGATTGTATCTGATACAGAAGGCCATTGCTTACTATCCCACCAACCCAGAGAGATACCAGCTTGTCGTAGAAGTTCATACTCAGCAATTAGTGGTAGAGAAATAGCACCACCCATCAGTGTCATCATACCAGCAGTCATGATTAATGGCGCTGAATTTCGCATAGATGGGTTCTGAATAGCTTCCTTCATATCAACAATTAGCATACCCATCTGTCCATGTGCGAAGGTCTTTAGTGGTGCTGCTTGCTCACCAAATATACCCATCTCTCGCCAAATTGCAGGTAGTTTCTTGTTGCCATAAGCAATCATATTATCAGTGGCATCCTGCCCAGCCTTGATGGCTAGTTCACGACCCGTTAGACCACTACGTTTGTGTAGGTTCCAGAAGAACACAAAGGAAGCAAAGCGTGAAGCCTTATCACCAGCGGCAGAGATGGTATGACCAGTCAAACCTTCAATGGTTTTGTTCAACACTGAGTTTGGATCGTGCCCAACACGCATTGAGTTATACTCATTGATCATCTGTGGATGTAGGATATTACCATTCTGGCTAACAAAGTATAGTGCACGCTCAAAGTCAGGATCAGAAGCGGCCTTACCACCAGCCAACATTTTGATTGTGTCACCAAGAGCACTAAGGACTTGTCGTGGAGTCTCACCTTGTTTAAAAGCAGACCTAGAACTCATCAATGCTTGCATTGGTTGTGCTATCCAAATTGTTGGTTTCATAGTAATATTTGCTGTGTAGAATGCATTACTAAACAGACCAAAGAAACGATCAATGGCATGTTTATCTCTAGCATGAAACCCAAGAAAACCACCATCGATTACACCGTCAAGTGATTCCTTGACACCTTGCGATAGTTTACGAACAAGCTCACGTTTAGATCCTTTTGGAATCAATCGGTTAGCTTGACTATTCACATAGAACTCAATTAAATCCAATGTTTTTGGATCAACCTTCTGTTCTGAACTATCAACAAGGAATTCTAGGTGTGACTTTAGAATATCACGTGAACCAATATTGTCAGCAAAACTTGTTAGTGATCGTGGTATGGCTTCACGTAGGAGTTGACCACGGCGTTCCAAAGACAGTCCAACTTGATCACCAGAGAACCCACCAAGAATACTAGAACGCATCATATGTGTACCAACCTGTGAGTTGTTCTGCACAAGGTTATCTAGTTTCTCAGATAGATGTCTATGTAAGTCACCCTCAGGTACATCACTAAGAGTCTTCTCTAGGAACTCAGATAAGATAGCATCATTACCAATATCATCTTTGTGTAAATACTCTACTTCATATTTACCACTCTTCTGTTTAAAGAAGTTCTGTTGA